GAAGCAACTTCCTTGTCCTGAAGGATGGTCACCGCAATGTTCTTTGAATCAAGCGTTCGCAGGTCGGTTGCAGCGGTTGCAGAACCGGTGAAGCTTCGGCCTTCAATAAGGCCACAGACAGGACGGTGAGCCGTCCATTCAGCGTCACAGAGCTGCTGAGCTTTCGGAATGGCCCCAAAGACGTCCGTGTCCATTCCACCGGTTGTCGTTGGCGTATAACCAACAACAGGGTTCCGACCGATTCCGAATTGACGGATTTTGCCTTTCGCATCCTTCAGCAGTTTCAGCAGGTAGGACGGGTTAGCCACGTCCGCAATGTCTTTCATGGTCACAGTCTGACCGACCACCATCAACCAAAGCGTACCGCTCGGATTCATTCTGAAGAACTCCTTTACATGATGGTAAACGAGAATATTGTTGCCGCTGTCGTAGGTGGCATCAATACCCAAAGCCTCAAGGTCGTCAACCGACTTGAGCTGATTCGACTCACCGAGAACAAGGTCACCGGAAGCGACACCGGTTGTAATCAAGCCGCTGATCATGTCGTCAGAAGGCGCTCTTCTTCCAAGGTTGCCGTCTTTGGCTGTCAGCGTTACATCATTTAATGGTGGCATTTTAAGCGGTTTTAAGGGTCGTTAAACAGTCGGCTCAGGCGTTACTTCTTAGCCTTGCCGTTTGACTTTTTCGTTGTATTCTTGGCCGGAGCTTTCGCTTCCTCAGCAGTCTTTGCCTCTTCAGCGGCAATACGAGCCTTCTCTTCTTCGCTCACGCCTCGGTTCTCGTTGTCGTTGGCGTCCTTGTTGGCGTTGCGCTTGGCGCGTTGCTCAGCCTCGGCTTTAGCTGTAATTGCAGCGTGTTCTTCCTTGCGCTTCTTCTCGGCCTTCCACTCGTCAACCTTCTTCTCGTCTTGAGCGAAGGTCTCAGGCTTTCCGAAGCCTTCAGCCTCAGCGTGAGTGAACGCGTCTGAACGTTGGAAGAAGACCGTTCCGTCTTCCGTAATGGCGCAAGACTTTCTTTCAGGGTAATTCTCAAAGAAGTCTTCAGCAAGTTTTTTGATCTCAGCTTTTGTCATGGTATGAAGGGAAATTGTGCTTTGAGGTAAGTCCTGAAAACCTTCCATAGAATCCAAAGCACCGTTAAACTCAGGTAGAAAATCGCGACCCAAAGAGCCGCTCTGTAAATCCAAGGAACCCTGAAATTGATTTTCGTTTCCTTGATGCGAGACTGCTCAGAAGATGTCTCTCTGAGCTTGTCAATTAGTACGTCTTTGCTGACAATCAGCCGCTCAAGGCTGTCGCAGTTTGCCTCGATGGTCAGCGTGTTGTCTCGCGCTGTGACCACAACGCTTGCGCGACCCTTACGGAATGCTTCGGCAATAGCTCTGACACTGCCGGAGCTGTCACACTCCAATTCAATGAACTCCTTGATTCGCTCAGCAGGTGTCCTGAAGGTGTCAATCCGTGTTGTTTCGACATAGACAATCGAGTCTCGTTGCTGCGTGTTACTCACAACGGCCTCAGTAACCTTTCGGCTACAGGAGGCGAGCGTTGCAAGCACCATCACCATGAGAGAAGCGAAGGCCGTGTTCAAGCGGAGTTTCATTCAGGCGTTTCGTTTTTGTCCTTCTTCGCGAAGAGTTTCTTTAATCGAGGTTTTGCGAGTTCATCCCAACCGAACTTGACCAACCATGAGACCGAGGCTCCGATTGCTGCGAAAGCAGCGGTGTTCACAGCGTCAGTCAGGTCAATCCATCCAAGGAGCGCACAGCCAACCTGAGACAACGCTCCGAGCAACATAAACTCTATGTCGTCACCGGTTGGATGCACAGGGATGAACCTTCGCATGATTAGACAGCAGGTGAGTAAATCGCTCCGATACCCTTTTCACGGATTGGAAGCCCAAGAGCGCGCTTCTCAAAGCCGATTACGTCACCGCGTTGCTCAGGGTCGTTCGCTCTCAAGAACATATCAACTGAGCCGTCCGCTCTCATTACTTCGTCTTCTTGCCAAGCAATTGAGCTGTGAGTATCTGTGGCCGGAGCAGGAGCAGCACCGAAGGCCACTTTCACACCGGTTGTCTTGTTGAAGGTTGGCGTTGCCTCTTCAACATAGGTGTCAAATCCGTAAATCCTTGCAACAGAACCTTCCTTGATGTTCGCGTAAGTCTTGAACAGGTCTTTGTCTTCAAGCAAGAGGTCAGACAGGTGCTCAGAGCAGAGCAACAGGCAACGGCCACGTTGCGGAATACGAGCTTTATTGAAAGCCTTCTGAAGCGACAGAATATCCGCAAGCTTCATTCGCTTCAGTCCGTCTCCGTTATCAGCACCGGTCGCGGCAATGATTGGCGTCAGCGCTGAGTGAGCGTTCGGACACCAACTGTGAGCCACCTTCAGACAGAACTTGTCGAAGATTGCCTTTTGATGTTGACGGGTCACGCTTGCGCGTTTGTCATAAGCAACTTCCATCGCCTCAACATTCCTGACAACGGTATTCTCGCTGTCGTAGGTGTCCAAGGTCAGCGCCTTGTAAGCGTCCGTCCTTTGAGCCATTGGAATCGGGAACGTGGTCGTGTTGATAAGTACGTCAGGGTCAACACCGGCCTCAGCCAAGTTGATAACGTCATACTCAACGAAGGCCGACATGTCAACTGAGCGGGTAATCCATTCGCCCATGAGATAGAAGCCTTCCATAATGAGCGGCAACCAAATTTCTTTGTTGACACCGACCATCAAAGAACCGGCTCCACCGCCAACGAACATTGACGTGACCGAAATTCCGATTTTGACGCCTGTCGAAACGTCAATGTCAAACGCTCCTAAGAAGACGTTTGTCTGAGTCCAAGCCAAGGCAAATGCAACGAGGCCGAATAAGATTCCTTTAAGTGCTTTCATGATTCCTAATTGTGAGTTTGAGAGTTGTTTAAGGCGTGTTTAAGCGTTAGTGATTACAGTTCTTAGCGGTCTTGTCGCATGTTGAGAGTCTTCTTGTTCTCAGCAATCTGAGCGTTCAAAAGCTTCTTGTATTCGTCAGGCTCTTCATTCTTCAGGCGAAGAAGTTCCTTCGGGTTTTCCTTGCTGAGCTTATCGAAGGTGATCTCACCGTCCTTTGCGTCAGGCTTTCCCGCGTCTCCATTGCCGCCACCGTTTCCACCGGCCAAATCAGTAAGCGTCTTGCGCTCACCAATCATGTTCAGGGTTTTGATACACAGTTCAGGGTCACTCTTCACAAGGCTCAGGTAAGCGTTCTTTTCGTCTTCCGTCAGCTTCAGCTCCTTTGCCTTGGCTTCAACCAAGTCAACCGCGCCTTTCGATTCGGATTTCGACAGTTTTTCTTCAGCGTCTTTCGCGCGCTGTTCAGCGTCTTCTTTGTCCTTCTTCAGCTTTTGAACAGCAGCGAGAACGTCAACGTCTTCCGCGTCAGCGCTAAGCGCGAGCAAAGTCAATACAGTAATTGGGAACTTCTTCATTGGAGTAGAATTTGAGTTTGAGTTGTCTGAGAGAAAATTGAGTTTGCCGATGTCCTTCTGACCTTCAAGGACTATCAGCTCACCATTGTACTTGAGAACAAGCGCTTCGTCATTGCTTGGAATGTCCACAATGGAAGCCTCGAAAGGCGCCCAACTTGTAACCGTTGGAAGGGTCTGACCTGCAACCATGTCTTCAGGGTCGCTGCTCATTTCGAGTATCTCGAAACCGACCGAAGCCGCTTTCAAATAACCCTTGTCAACCTTGCGACCCACTTCAGAAGCGAAGTCGTCTTCGCGGTCGATGTCGTCATGAGCAACGAGGTTCGCGCCCTCAATTCCGATGTCTTTCCAACGTCCAATAGGAAGCTTGTCGTGGTACGCTCCGAGGTTGTGATTGTAAAGCATCACAGGGTTGTTGTTGAAGCGTTCGAGCTTAACGCCAGAGGTCAACAGCCGGAAGCCGTAAGAATTGACCTTTTCAGTTGATAGGATGAACTTCATTCAGTTGCGCTCATTCGTTAAGTCGGTTTCCCGCGAGTAATGGTGAGCAAAATTCAGAAGCAATTCATGCCCTGACAAGTTGGCGTTTCTTTATGTCATTATGTCAGCACCATAGTGACAAAGCAATAATGTCATAATGACAATTCAAGTTGATACGAGGGAGGCGAAGATTGACCTTTGTATCAATGGCAAAGTCACAGAAACAGAAGCGAGAGGACGCGCTTGACCTCTACCTGAACACCGATATAACGCAAAAGCAGATTTGCAACATTATCGGTTGGAGCGAACGGACGTTCACCACAAACAAAGACAAATATGGTTGGAAAGCGCTAAAGGAAGCCGAATCAATCTCCACAAAGAAGATTCTTGCCAACCTATACAAGCAAGCCTTCGAGCTATCGAAAGCCGATAAGGTTGACGCTGACAAGCTCGTGAAGCTTGCAAAGACCATCGAGGCGCTATCCGACAACAAGGTCACGCTCAGCCATTACATAAACTGCTTCAAAGGCTTCACAAGGTGGCTCATTGACAAGGACAAGGAGACCGCAAGAACCGTCAACCAACTTCAACAGGAGTTTGTCATTGACCTGCAAAACCAAGGAGGCGACTTATGAGCAATCAAACCATCATAAGAAGAAGCCTTGACGATTGGAAAGCCTTCTGTGAACATGTGGCAATCGCAACGAGCGTCAACGCTCGCGAGAACGAACGAACTCAGGAAGCGCGCAAGAAGCGAGCGCTGAAGGATTACAACTACTTCGTTCAAACGTACCTGTCGGTTTATGCTGATTGCGATTGCGCTGACTTCCAAGTCAAGGCCGCCAAGGAAATCAAGGCTGACAAATCTGTCTTTGCCGTGTTGGAATGGCCGAGAGAACACGCGAAAAGCGTTCACGCAATTATCGGTTATCCGATGTGGCTGCTCGCTCATAACGACCTGAACGGAATGATTCTCATGGGCAAGAACGAGACGGACGCTCAGAACCTACTCTCAGACCTTCAGGCTCAGCTCCAATTCAACGAGCTTTTCATTCACGACTTTGGCGAGCAATACAACACGGGCGATTGGCAGGAAGGCGACTTCACTACTCGGTCAGGTATTCGGTTTGTTGCCATTGGCCGAGATCAGTCTCCGCGTGGTTTCAGGAAGAACGAAAAACGGCCTGACTATGCGGTCGTTTCGGATATAGATGACGACATCATTGTCCACAACACCAAGCGCGTTGAGGCAATCGTTGACAGGATTCTCGGAGCACTTTACTTCGCACTCAGCATCAAAGGCGCTCGGCTTGTTGTTGAAGGCAACCGGATTCACCCTCGCGGAATACTGGCTCACATTGTAGGCGACACCACTCCAAAAACCCCGAAGCGAAAAGGAATCTATCACAGCAAGGTCTTCGCGACAGATGGTGGCTACTATCAAGGCAAGCCGTCTTGGTGGCAACGTTACACTTTGGCTCAGCTCCGCGCCAAAATGGACAAGGCCGGAATTGTCCGCTCGAAAAAAGAGTTCTACCACGACAACGCGATTGAAGGAAAAATCTTCAAGAACAAATACTTCAATTGGCAGAAACCACCTTCACTCAAGCGGTTCGACATCATTGAAGGCTACCTCGACCCAAGCTTCGAGAACAGCGCAACGAGCGACTTCAAAGCGGTTCGGGTTTGGGGCTTGTGTCACAACAAGTTTTGGTGTCTGAAGAGCTTCGTCAGAAGGTGTCCGCTCGAAGAAGCCTTTCATTTCATGTACGACTTTGAAGACTCGCTTCCTGAAGGCGTCAAGGTTGTTTGGAGGGTCGAGAAGCAGTTCGTCAACAAACTCATTAAACAGGCAATCGAGCGCGTGAAAAAGGAGCGCGGTCGTTACCTGTCAATCATTACCGACTCGCGCACCAAGCCGAACAAGTACACGCGGATTGTCCGAATGGAACCAATGTATTACTCGAACGATGTGATCTACAACATTAACGAGAAACACGACCCTGACATGATTGAAGGCAACAATCAACTCATGGGAATAGAGCCGGGCTACCGGTCGCCTGACGACAGTCCTGACGCTGACGAAGGCGCTTGGTTCTACCTGACGCCTCACATCGAAAAGGAAGAGCGACAGGCGCGAGTCGGAAGAAGAAGTTTCAAATCAAAAACGTGGTAAAAATGGACGTATCGAAAAACAAAATTCGGATTCAGAGGGCTTGCGACAGCTACCCTCACCAAACAAACGGACTGCTCGCAGTTGTTGACGCTGACCTGACACCGGTCTTCGCTTGCATCACGCTTGAGCTTCCTTGGAAGAACAACCAAAGAAGTGTGTCTCACATTCCGCGAGGTACTTACAAGGGAATCAAGCACCGGTCACCAAAGTTCGGTGAGTGCGTTTGGATTAAGGACGTACCGGAGCGTTCCGAGATTCTCATTCACCCCGCGAACTACGTTGAGCAGTTGCGCGGTTGCGTGGCCGTTGGTCAGTTCCTAATGGACGTTGACGGAGACGGAACCGCTGACGACATCAGCGCAAGCCGCAACACCATGAAGAACATTCTGAAGATGCTTCCGAATGAGTTCACCGTAACCATAGAAGACGCAGAATGAGCTTCCTGACACGAGACGACTACCGGACTCTGATCAAAGACCAAAGCCTCAGACAAGTCATTCAGGACAACGAGGCGGTTCTTGGCGAGGCCGAACAAATGGCTCAGGCCGAAATGGAAAGCTACCTGAACCAACGCTTTGACGTGGCGGTCGAGTTTGCAAAGACCGACACAGACAGGAACCCGCTTCTTGTCATGTATATGCTTGACCTCGTTCTCTATCACCTTTTCACAAGGATAACGCCTCGAATGGTTCCTGAAACGCGAGGCATGAGATACGAGAACGCTATCAATTGGCTCAAGAGAGCTTCTGACGGTCGCCTGTCTCCTAACCTGACCCGCAAGGAAGACGAAGACGGAGACAATACAACCCGCTCGCGTCACGGTGGAAACCCAAAGGTCAACCACCAATGGTAATAAATAACTGTTCAAAACCTGTTTAATATGCGTTCTAATCAAATTTCTTTCGGTTCCCTTGTCAAGACTTGGGCAATTAGTCGTTTAGGGCTTGACAAGCGTTTTCTGAAGTCCGGTCGGTCAGGCCGCGTCACCGAGAACATCATTCAGACCGCGAGAGCAAGAACTCGAAAGGACATTGACAGTTGGAGAAAGGCACTTCAGAGAGCCGAACACATCAGCGCACCAAGGCGTGACCTGTTGCTTGACCTGTACGCTGACGTAATCCTTGACGCTCACATCAGCGGAATAATTGAACACAGCAGGTTGAATAAGCTGCTCGCTCAGGAGTTCCGAGTTCTCGACATCAAGAAAGGTGAAGAAGACGAAGAACTGACAATGTTGCTCAATGCGAGTTGGTTCTTCCGGTTTATCGAGTTGGTGCTTGAGTCAAGATGGTACGGTCACAGCTTGATTGAGTTTCCTTCGGTTGACAAGGACATTGCAGCTTCACCGATACTCGTTCCAAGGCGTCATATTGTGCCGGAGTTTGGCGTCTTCCTGAAGAACCTGTCAGACTCAAAGGGCATCGCTTACCGCGACACGCCTTTCATGGATTACATGGTTGAGGTTGGAAGAGACCACGACCTCGGACTTCTACTGAAGGCCGCGCCTCAGTTCCTATACAAGAAGAACGCCTCAATTGCTTGGTCAGAATACACGGAGCTGTTCGGAATGCCAATCAGAATCGGAAAGACCAACACGCGGAATGACGAAGACCTCAACCGCATGGAAGACATGCTGAAGAGCCTCGGCTCAGCGGCTTATGGCGTCTTCCAGGACGGTGAAGAGATCGAGTTCATTGAAAGTCAAAGAACGGACGCCTATCGTGTATATGACAAGCTTCTTGAGCGCGCAAACTCTGAACTGTCGAAGCTCTTCCTTGGTCAGACCATGACAACCGAAGTCGGTCAGAACGGTTCACGCTCTCAGGCTGAGGTTCACGAGCGCGTTGGTGACGATGTGACCGCTGCTGACAGACGCTTCATCGAGGCCGTTGTCAACGACAACCTTTTTCCAATGCTTATCAAGCACGGTTGGAAACTTGAAGGCAAGCGCTTTGAATATCCTGAAATGAAAGGGATTGACATTCTGTGGAGCCGCGTCAGAGACATTGCGCCTCACGTAATGCTTGATATTTCATGGCTTCAGGAAACCTTCGGTGTTCACGCCACCGAGCAGAAGCTCACTAAGAACGACATCGAGGCCGGAAAGACTGAGAAGGAAGGAAAGAAGAAAGCTAACCGCTTGGTCAAAAAGGTCGATGAACTCTACAATGGACACTTTCACGACTGAGCTGAATGAGTTGGAAGAAGAAGGACGCACGGAAACTCATTGAAGGAGTTTACTCAGGCGAGTTCACAGAAACTCGCTTGCCGCGTCATTTGTTCCAATTCACATCAAAGCAGCTCTTCGAGGCGTTTGAAGACGGTTGGAGACGCCACCTGTTGACCGACCCTGACATTCAGGCTCCTGACCTTCGGCTCGCTCAGAGCTTCAAGCGCAACATTTGGTACTTCTCAGCCAACAAGACAGCTAAGCAGCAGTCAGCTCTTCAAGCCCTGTTGTTTGACGACAACGGCAACAAGCGACCGCTTCACAAGTTCACAGAAGAGGCGCTGAAGGTTGACAAGACGTTCAACGCTCGCTTCCTTGAAGCCGAGTACAACACCACCTTCAGACTTGCGGAAAGTGGTCGAGAATGGCAGGACATCGAGGCAACGAAAGACAGTTTTCCTTTCCTTGAGTTTGTGGCCGTCATGGACGACAACACGCGCCACAGTCACGCGGAGCGAGACGGAATAATCCGAAGAGTTGACGACCCTTGGTGGCTTCAGAACATGCCGCCTCTTGATTGGAACTGTCGCTGTCGGACACGTCAACACGCGGTCGCCAATGAGACACCGCTCGAATCGAGAGACGTACCGGAACCACCGCCACTCTTCAGGCATAACGTGTTCAAGAGCCGTCAGGTTTGGAAGAACGATGAACACCCTTACAGCGACCTCTCAGCAAAACAGAAGGAAGCGGCAAGCAGCTTGGTCAGAGAAGCCATTGCTTCAGCTCCGCTCATGACGGTTGCAGTTTACAAGAAAGGCTCTGTGAAGCTCAGTCCGTTTCACGGCCTCAACGAGCTTGAAGACAATCTTGCAACCGCGAAAATCCTTGCCAAGAACGGTCACCACGTCAAGCTATTACCGAACCACGAAGGCCGAAGGTCAGCAGACGCGAAGGTCAACGGTCGCGTCATGGAGTTCAAGACCACAGAGAGAGCGGTCAACGGAATCAGAAACGGAGTGAAGGAAGCCGGAAAGCAAGGCGCTTCGGTGGCTGTCATTCACATCAAAGGCGCTCAGGACGCTGAAAGGATTATCAGAGCCGTTCAAGGAGCTTTCGGCAAGAACCCGAAGACCGGTGAACCGATGAACAGGAACATCGCTGAGGTGTGGATTATACACAACGGAAAGGTTCTGAAGACAGGAAGGTTCGTCACGGAGACCTTCAGAAAGAAAGTGAGAAAACTGTTCAAAGACACAGAAGGCGCTCAATGAGCGCCTTCTGCTGTGGGTCTTGGCCGTAGCCTTGACCGGTGTCTTTCGACAGAACAAAGATAAGTAAAACAATGGCTAACGCATTTGGTCGCATGGAAAAGAAGCTGAAGAAGGCGCTCGAAACGGACATTCCGAGAGCCATTGGCCGCGTTGGCGTCAATCACTTCAGAGACAGCTTTGAAATGCAACGCTACAACGAAGCCGGTTCTTCTCCTTGGACTGAGGTCAAGAGACGTCAGAAAGGTTCCGGTTGGTACGGCTTCAAGTACGGAAACAAAGGTCACTTCAGCTCAGCAGCCACAACGAGAAAGATTCTTTTCGGCTCAGGAAGCTCCAAGCTTCGCGACTCAATATTCGTGAAGGAAGCCAACGCTCGCGGTGTGGAGTGGGCTTCAAGTTCCGATCACGCCACCATACACAACCGAGGCGGGTTCGTGAAGGTATTTGGCAAGAACCGAGCGGTAATGCCAAAACGTCAATTCATGGGAATCGGAACGCGGCTCATGGGTAAAATCCGATTCACAATAAGAACCGAACTAAAAAGAGCGCTCAGATGAAAGTGGTCAGACAATTATTGAGAGCAAGATTGCTCGACAAAATCCCAACACTTGCAAGGGTTGACAGGTTCAATCAGCAATACAACAACCTTGACCAAGACGACCAACCGGACTACGAAAGCGGAGTTGTTTACATCGAGGTTCTGCCGGTGCAATGGGAACAGCTCGGAAGCGACAAGATTCAGGAAGCTGACGCCACAATCCGACTTCATGTTTGCCGGACATTCTACGGAAGCAGCGCAAGTGACGAAGAGACCGTTGAACCGCTTGACATCCTTGACCTACCTGTTGAGGTTTTCAAGGCGCTTCAAGGTGTTCATTTGATTGACGGTGAAGGCCGGACGGTTGCTCGCACCTTCACAAGAACCGGCTCTCAGGAAGACAACGACCATGACGGATTGGAGGTCGACATAATTGACTTCACAACCCGACTGACGGACTACTCAGCATTGCCAAAGAAGAAGAAGGCAATTGCTGACCCAACAATTGAAAACGACCAAACACTTAAAGACTGATTAAATGGCTGTTAAAAACCTATTAAAGGGCCGGTCTATTTGGAAGACCGTTGAGTTCTACCGAGACGACACAGACGAACTCGGAAACGAGATTGAAGTTCCAATCCCTCACAGCGAGATTGAAGGCGTTCGCGTTATCATGAAGAACCGAGGCAAGGAGCTTTTCAAATGGTCAACCCTGAGCGCTGACCATGACGAAGGTTGGCGAGAGCTGAGCGTTGAAGAAGCTGAAGGCGAGTACAGCTTCGGCCTCAACTCTGAAGAGACAGCAGCAGACTCGTTCCCTGTCGGATTGCTGAAGGTTGAGATTGCGCGAACTTACGTTCACCAGGACCTGAACAGCTTCATCAAAGTGAGCGAGTTCACGATTTACAATGTCATTTCAAGCCTATATCAAAACGAAGCGTAATGGAACCAACAGACAAAATCAGAATCAAAGACGGTGAGGTCAGAGGCAACGACTGCGTGACCGCGCTGAAGATTACCAATAGCAACAACTCTTGGAACCTCACTATAAACCCACAGACACAGGAGAACCCGCTCGTTCTTCCGAACATTACTCACAGAGAGCCTGACGGCTCCGAGACGCCTCTTCCTGCAATGATTGCCCACATTGCCAACCCTTGCCCTGACCTTGGCTCCGGTGGCGGGTCAGGAACCGGCTCCGGTGGCGGGTCAGGAACCGGCCAACCATGCGACAAGCTCACCGGCTCCGTTGCTTGGCCGGAGGTCTATTGCAGCGACCAAAACAACTCAGCTCAAATCACAATGGACAACCTCGAAGGAACTCCATACGTGTTAATGGTGGTCGCAGGAAGCAACAAGACCTTCATCACCGATTCAAACGGCATCTACATTGACGGACTGAACCTGACCTTACCTTCAAGCATTATCGAAGTTGGTCAGACAAACGCCTATGTTCTCGTTTTCGTATACGAGAATTACAACGCTGAAGGAACTCCGCAATATTCAAGAATGTGGTCAGAGCTGAAGCCGCTTGAAGTCGTTTCTTGCAGCTCAGGAACAGGAAGTTGTGAAGCCTTCCTGAACATCGAGCTTTCAATCCTGAACACAGCCGAACTCGGAAATCACTTCGTTGTGACGCTTCCTGAAGGAACTTGGAGCGGCTCGATTGAACTGAGACCCGCTGACGGTGGTCAGATTACGGACTTCGGCTTCATCGACATCACAGGAAGTTGGAACAGCGGAATGAACCACCTTGACAGCTTAGGAAGGTATCAACTCGCCTTCAGCATGACAAATAACGAGACCGGCTGCTCTTACTGCGTGACCGAGTTTAACCATGACGGAACACTCGGATTCACAAACCTTGTCACCGTCACCAACTCCAACAACAACCCTTGTCCGGCTCTTCCTGCTCTTGGCTCAGGAGGAGGCTCAGGAACCGGAGGCGGCAACGCTTGCCTTGATTCAATCACAATCGACATTGGAACAACCTCAACACCTGAGTTGAGAGTTCAACTTCCGAACGAAGGTGTTTGGTCAGGTCGCGTTCAGGTTCAACCGAAAGAAGGTGGAACGATTACAACCATGCCGATTAATAGCGGAACCGGCCTCTACGCAATCAACCTGCTTTCAACTTCAGCGTTGGCCGCTTACTCGGTACACGTTGAGCTTATTGAAGACACGACCGGCTGTTCCTACTGTATCAACCTGACCGACTTCTCTATGATACCGGACGCAGCTCTCAGAGCGGTTGCAATTATTAACGGCTCAGGTTGTCCGAGCCTCTAAATCCTGACCGATGGACGCATTGTATGTCATAGGAAAGCAAACCCAATGGAACGACCACCAAGAGCTGAGACTGTCGCTCCGCTCCTTGGTTGAGAATTACCCGACACTCGGCAAGGTTTGGATTGTGGGTCACAAACCGGATTGGGTTCAGAACGTGAATCATATTCCGATGGAAGACTTTCACGCGAAGAACATTGCAGGGAACATCATTGAGAAGATTCTCAAAACCTGTCGGAGCGCAATCTCAAATGATTTTGTTCTGATCATGGACGACTACTTC